ATGCTGAGTCAGAAGTTCAAAGAAGAAATTTATTAGAGTGGTATAAGTCTGTAGCATATACTAGATTACAACCCGGCGGTAAAATTATTGTCATTCAAACTAGATGGCACCAAGACGATTTAGCTGGTTACATTTTAAATGAATCAGGTGAAGATTGGAAAGTTTTAGATTTACCTGCAATAGATGATAAAGGTAATGCTTTATGGCCTGAAGCTTACAATAAAGATGACTTAGCAAAAATTCAAAAGACTGTAGGAGAACGTGTTTGGCAAGCTTTATACCAACAACGTCCTAGTAACGAAGAAGGTAGTATCATAAAAAGAAATTGGTGGAATATATATGAGAAAGATAAGATACCTACTTTAGGCTATGTTGTTCAATCTTATGATACAGCGTTTAGTACAAAATCTTCTGCTGACTTTTCTGCCTGTAGTACATGGGGAGTATTTACAGCAAGAGATGAAAATAATGTTCCTTATGCAGGATGCTTGTTACTAGACGCATGGAAAGAAAGATTAGAATATCCAGATTTAAGAAAACGTGCTCAAGATAGTTATTACGAGTGGATGCCCGATCAAGTGTTAATTGAAAAACGAGCTTCTGGTCAATCTTTAATACAAGATTTAAGACGTTCTGGTGTACCTATTGTTACTTATACTCCAGAAAGAGATAAAGTTTCAAGAACACATAGTGTAGCTTCAATGTTTGAAGGTGGTTTAGTATTTACAATGAATAAAGATTGGACTAATAGTGTTATGGAAGAATGTGCTCAATTTCCATATGGAAAGCATGATGATATTCATGATACAATAGTACAAGCTTTAATGAGGATTCGTGATGGATTTTTAGTATTACATCCAGACGATCCAGAGGATGAAGATTATGAAACACGAAAGCAATTGCGCAAAGACAAACATTATTACTCTTGATGCTTTTAGAGTAACACCTCGAAAAAAAACCTCTAAAGAAGCTGAAGAGATTCAAAATGATCAAGTAGTAAATGCTTTTCATGATGCTTGTATCAAGATTTCTGATAAAGTAGATGTTAAAGGATACGCTTTAGTCGCATGGGATGAGAAAGGAGTTCCTTGTATTTCTTGGTCTTGTGGACATGTTAAATCTCCCATAAGCGAATTAATGCTTCCTACCTTTACACAATCAGTATTTCAAGGTATATTGAATAAAAAATTAAGTACACCGGAGGACTTAAAAGATGAGTAACCCATTTAAAAGAGTAGGTTCTAAACCTAAATTAGGCGTAAAAAGTTTTAGCGTTGAAGATGTCAACGATGCTAATAAAAGATTTTATGCAAAATATCCAGAATGTAAAGAAGATGCAGCTATGTTAAAAAGAGCTATGCAAAATCCTGGAGATGAAATAGTAAAACAAGTAGATCATGAAAAAGCTGAACATGCCAGAATGATGAAAGCTATGAAAATAGAAGTGGAGATATCGTGAAAAAAAAGAAAAAAGGAAAATTTCCTGATATGTCAGGCGATGGTAAAGTAACTAAGAAAGATATTTTAATTGCAAAAGGTGTAATTAAAAAAGGTAAAAGGAAAAAAAGAAAATGAGTAAAAATAGAAAAGAGATCACTAAAGAAATTTTAGATGTAGATTTTGAAGATGTCGGTAAATCTAAAATGTTTGACGATGATGGATATGAAGAAGGTAAATCTAAAGATAGAGAAATGACTGCTAATGCTGCATCAACAAATAAGAAAAGTTTAAATGTAGTAAAACAATCTGGTAATAAAGCAGGTAAATTTAGAACAGTATCTGATCTTTTAAAAAAACCTGCTAAAATTATTCAAATCGATGGATCTAAAAAAAATAGGTAATGGCCAAGAGAAAATTTACTGATTTTACTCCAAGACCAAAACCTAGAAAAAGACCTCGAAGACATAAAAAAAAATTAAATAAAAATGAAAAACGAAGTCATAAAAAATATCATAGGCAAGGAAGATGAACTTACACAGAGATTTATTTAAATTAAAAAAAGAAAAAAATAAAAAAGAATCCGCTGTAGCTCAGCTTCGTAAAAGATCAAAAGATTCAATTGCTAGACCTAAAGCAGAAAAAAATATTTTATCTAATGACCCAAGGATGCAAAGAATTTAATGGCAAGAACGAGAATAAGACCTAAAAGAAGACGAGAAGGAAAAATAAAAACCTCTGTTAAGTCAGGAAATTTTAGACCGACTAAAAAAGGTGCAGGTATGACAAGAAAAGGCGTCATGGCATATAGACGTGCTAATCCTGGTTCTAAATTACAAACTGCAGTAACAGAAAAAAAACCTACAGGAAAAAGAGCAGCACGTAGAAGAAGTTATTGCGCAAGATCATTAGGCCAATTAAAAAGAAGTTCTGCTAAAACAAGAAACAATCCTAATTCTAGAATAAGACAAGCAAGACGAAGGTGGAGATGTTAGATAAAATTATTTATAATTTTTTTGCAGGTATAGATGTATTGAGTGATTTAATTGGAAAATTATTTACTTCTAAAAAGCAAAAAAAGAAAGATGTCAAATAAACCTCTAAACATATCAGAAGAAGCAGCCGTGCAAATGCCAATGAAAACGGTTGCTAGTTTAATTATTATCGTAGCACTAGGTACAATGGGTTATTTTCAAATGGTAGAACGTCTTAACCAACACTCAACAAGATTAGAGTTAATGGAAAAAGATTTAACAGAGAATACAGACTTTAGAATAAAATGGCCAAGAGGACAATTAGGCGCATTACCAGCTGATTCAGAACAGTTTATGCTTATAGAGGATTTATATAAACAAGTTGAACAACTACAAAAAAATCAAGAAATGAATATGAGTAATAAAATTAAAATTGAATTTATTGAAGGTCAACTTAGAAAAGCTTTAAATGATATTGAAAAATTAAAAGATGCAAATAGAGAAATGAAATATACAAATGGTAATAGTGATGGAGGGTGGCCAAAATGATTGAAACTGTTATAGCTTTACTTATGATTGTAAATAATGAAATAAAAGAACATAGAATTCAAGAAAATATGGCTACATGTTTAAGAGGAAAACGTCAGGCAGAAAGACAATATCAAGAAAATATACAATATAGTTGCATAAAAACTGAGGCAGAGCTTGAAGAAAATATTGACGGATCAAAAGCAATTAAAAAAATAATACTAGAATAATTAAGTTTTTTGTTTTATATCTTACCTAGGAAAGTATGGTATGAGCCAGGAGGTATTATGAAACTATGAAAAAGGGACTTTATGCAAATATAAATGCCAGACGAAAAGCTGGTAAAAGTAGACCAAAATCTAAATCAACAATATCCAAAAAAGCTTATAAAAATATGAGAAAAGGTTTTCCTAAGTGATAGTAAGACCTTCTTTTAAAAAAAATATGAGTAAACCAAATAAGAAAAAAGTTAAAAAACAATACTTAGCTGGAACGTCAGGTAAATTAAGAGCTAGAAGAAAAGCTGCTCTTAAAAGATTAAACAAAGACAATAAAGGTTCAGGAGTTTTACCAGGTGATAAAAAAGGTGGAAAGTTTGTAGGATCAAAAAAGAAAAGTAAACATAATAAAAAATTTAAGGAGATGTATGGCTAAAGCAAAAGGAGCAAGTACAGCAACAGCAATAAGAAATAAAGCTAAAAAATCAGGAGTATCAGCATCTAAAATTAGAAAAATTTATAATAGAGGTTTAGCAGCATATAGAACAAGTGGTCATAGAAAAGGTGTAAGTCCTCAAGCATGGGCAATGGCTAGAGTAAATTCTGCTCTAACTGGTGGAAAAGCAGCAAAAGTAGATAAAGATATTTTAAAAGGTAAGAAAGATAAAAACAGAAATCCTGATGGAACAAAGAAAAAAACTAGAAGGGCATAATGGCATTAGAAGTTGAATTAGAAAAAAAGAAACTTGAATACACTAACGAAGACGGACAAAAAGTTCGTGTAGATATAGATCAAGACTTAACTGAAAAAGAAGAAGAAGCTTTTAAATCAAATCATTACGCTAATCTTGCAGAAGAATTACCAAATCAAGAAGTAATGAAAATAGGAAAAGAATTAATAAAACAATATGAAGATGATAAATCTTCAAGAAAAGATTGGGAAGATCAATATTCTAAAGGTTTAAAAATGTTAGGTGTTGTTGTAGAAGATAGACAAGATCCTTTCCCGGGAGCATCTGGTGTTCATCATCCATTAATGTCAGAAGCAGCTACTCAGTTTCAAGCAAGAGCTATTGCAGAAATGTTTCCATCAGGTGGACCAGTCAAAACTCAAATTATAGGAAAACAAACAGATAAGAAAATAGAACAAGCGCAACGTGTTCAAGACTTTATGAATTACCAAGTAACAAATCAAATACCAGATTATTTTAATGAATTAGATCAAATGTTATTTTATTTAGCACTTGCCGGTAGTGCTTTTAAAAAAATATTCTTTGATAATTCTTTAGATAGAATTTGCTCTAAATTTGTACCTGCTGATCAATTTGTAATTTCTTATGAAAATACAGATTTAGAAACAGCAGAAAGATATACTCAAGTTATGAAACTTACAGTTAATGAAATTAAGAAAAAACAAATAGAAGGTTTTTATAGAGATGTACCTATAACTAAAAATCAAGGTGGAAATGATAGTCAAGATGTTGTAGAACAAACTATACAAAGACTTGAAGGTATGTCTTCTTCTATGTCTGATAATATTCATACTATATTAGAAATACATGCCGATTTAGATTTAGGAGAAGATGATTCAGGTTTAGCTTTACCATATATTGTGACTGTTGATTATGAAACAGGTCAAACTTTAGCAATAAGAAGAAATTGGAAAGAAGATGATCCACTAAAAAGAAAAAGAACATATTTTATTCATTATAAATATCTTCCTGGTTTAGGGTTTTATGGTTTTGGCTTAATTCAAATGATTGGAGGATTACAACACGCTAGCACTGGTGCATTAAGAGCTTTATTAGATTCAGCAGCATTTGCAAATCTAAATGGAGGTTTTAAAGCAAAAGGTGCAAGAATAGAAGGTGGTGATCTTACAATAGCTCCTGGTGAATGGGTTGATGTCGAAGCTTATGGTGATGATTTAAGAAAATCATTTATACCTCTCCCTTTTAAAGAACCATCACCAACATTATTACAACTATTAGGTGTTTTATCTGAATCAGGAAGACGTTTTGCTAGTATTGCTGATGCAATGGTTGGTGATTCTGCAGGATCAGGACCTGTTGGAACAACAATAGCATTAATAGAACAAGGTAGTAAAGTTTTTTCTGCTATACATAAAAGATTACACCAAGCTCAAGGTAGAGAATTTAAATTAATTTATGAATTAAATGGAGAGTATTTAGATGATGAATACCCATATGATGTTATTGGTGAAAGAAAAATTATTAGAAGAAAAGATTTTAATGATGCAGTAAATGTAGTTCCAGTAAGTGATCCTAATATATTTTCTCAAGCACAGAGAATAGCATTAGCTCAAACTGGTTTACAATTAGCACAACAAGCACCAAGTATCATAGATACAAAAGAAGCTTATAGAAGATTTTTACAATCATTAAATATTCCTGATTATCAAGATTTAATAATAGAAGATGAAGATGTACCTAGACGTGATCCTGTATCAGAAAACATGGCTTTATTAAATGGTAAACCAATAAAAGTATTTGAAGATCAAGATCATCAAGCTCATATTGCAGTTCATCAACAATTTATTAATGATCCAAGATTTGGTGGAAACCCTCAAGCAAAAGAAGTTTTATATCCTTTAATGATGGCTCATTTAGGTCAACACATGGCTTATTTATATCAACAACAAATGCAAGCTCAAGTACCAGAAGGTATGATTACTTCTTCTGGAGAAATGAATAAAGAATTAAGAGATGAAGAACCTAAAGAATTAGATATAGAACAAGAAAATAGAATTGCCGCAGCGGCAGCTCAGGCGGCTCAAAGTCTTATGGGAAGTATGCCACCAAGTCCTGAGCAACAACAACAACAAATGGAAATGGCAGAAAAACAAGCAAACTTACAACTAAAACAAGAAGAACTAAGTATTAGAAAAGCGAGATTTGCTGAAGGAGTAAAAGATAAAGAAAGGGTTAATGCAAGAAAAGATGCAGAAACAAAAGCTAGAATTATTGAAACAGCATCTCGTGTTGCAAAACGTGATTAATTATGGCAGTTAAAGTAGAAGAAATTAGACAAGCAAAAAAATTTTTAGAAAATAATAAAATATCTATTAAGTATGTTAAACCAAGATTATTTGCAATTGCTGCTAGTGGTTTAAAAAAATCTTTTGATGAAACTTTAGATTATTTTATAGAAAGGACAGATTTTGGAAAAATTAATAATAGCAATAAAGAAAAAAATACAACATCATAAAACAGATTTAGGTTCAAACTTACTTTCAAAAGGTGTAGAAAATGATTTTAAACGTGTGCAAGGAGTTGCACAAGGTTTAGATAAAGCATTAGAAATAATTGATGAAACTATTCAAAAATATAAGGAAGGAGATTTAGATGATTAATCAAGATGTATGGGCAACTGATGACAGTGTTCCAACACCAGAAAAAATTCCTAATCCAGTAGGATATAGAATTTTAATAAGACCAAGAGGAGTTATTGAAAAAACAAAAGGCGGAATTTATTTAACAGATACAAATAAAGAACAACAAAGTTATTTAAATTCAGTTGGAAAAGTAATTGCAATGGGTCCAGAGTGTTATAGTGATAGAAAAGAACCTTGGTGTAAAGTGGGTGATTGGGTTATTTTTGGAAGATATGCAGGAGCCAAAATTTCTGTACAAAA